ATTAAAAATTATGAAAATCCTCAAGCTGTTACCAAAGAGGATTTTGAAAAAGATTTAAATCATTTTAAGTATATTAAAAGATTATTGAAACGATATAAAAGTAGTGGGCAATTAAAAACACATCTTTTATTAAATCATTTTATTATTCTTTATAATATCTTTGGTGAGGCTACAACTCCAATGCTATTTTTTAAGATAGAAAAGGACCTGTGGGATTCGATGAAAAGTTTTATAATATTTTTGGGTAGGTGGCCAGAGTATCCAAAAACTGGTATTCATGATATTAAAGTAGATCTCTATTGTTTGTCAGAACTCTATAAAATCTATAATGAAAAAGAATAAACTTGATTGGATTATTTCTATAATTAAAGAGCAGATGGTAACGGGATCGACTGCTGGGGCACCAGGATTCAGTGGATCTGCAGATCCCAAAGGAGCAACTGCTGGTTTTGATCCTTTAATGGGAAAGAAAAAGAGAGATGGGTCACTGGATTTTAGAAGAATAAAGTCAAACTACAGAAAGTGGTTAAAATATAAATAATTTCAATACTACTTGAGGTCTTTGTTTCATAAAAGGTAGTAGGGAGAAATAATTACCTCAAAAAAATGTTTAATCAAAACACATCTGCAGACACTAAAATTGCTGTATTGGAAGAACGTCTTTCGGCATATGAAGGTATGATGAAAAAAATTGATGAAGCAATTCAATTGATGGGAAAGACAAGTCAAAATATTAGTAAAATGCTTGCTGTTCATGAGGAAAGAATTGAACAGTGTCATAAGGCGGATGACTATATCAGTAGAGTAATAGAAGAATTAAGAATTGAAAATAAAGACCAACACGAAGCAGTATCAGGAAGAATTGAAAAGATAGAAAATAAATTAGAAGAAGTTGTAAAGTTTCGTTGGGTTATAATTGGTATTTTTGCCGTTGTTTCTTTTGGTCTTTCGCAATCTCATATGGTCGTGGATCTTTTAACGCCAGATGCTTCTAGAGTGCAAGTACATCAAAAATAAATAGTTGAGTGTTGGCATAATGCCAATGAAAACTCAAAGAAAAATCACAATTTATTCACTACAAAAAACTACTAATTCTGTCATTAAGTGGACAGCAATAATCACTTCACTTTGCCTTGACAAGACGCGATAGTCTGGTAGAATAGATCAACAGGTTAATGTTTGTTTATGGACTTTGTTGATGTAAAGTACATCAATTTGATATCTTCTCGTTTTCAGAAATTTAAGAAGGTAAAAAATAATCTCTACAACTTTCGTTGCCCTATTTGTGGCGACTCTCAGAAAAATAAAAATAAGGCAAGGGGATATTTGTATCAGGTAAAAAATAACACAAATTTTAAGTGTCATAATTGTGGTATTAATATTTCCTTCAACAATTTTCTCAAACAAATAGATTCTGCAATCTATAAGCAATATACATTTGAGAAATTTAAAGATGGAAAGACTGGTAGAAACTTCACTGTTGAAGGACCAGTGTTTCATTTTGAAGTACCAAAGTTTAAACCTAAACTAGATTTACCAAAAGCATCAGAAAATGTTGTTGCAAATGATTACTTGATAAAGAGAAAATTAAACCCACATAACTATTATTACGCCGAAAAATTTAAGTCGTGGACTAATTCTTTAAAGAAAATCTTCGATGATACAAGTAAAGATGAACCTAGGATTATTATTCCTCTGTTCTATCAAGATACTCTTATTGGATTTCAAGGTAGAGCACTCGATCCCAATAAGATTAAATACATTACAGTAATGCTTGATGATGATGCCCCAAAAATCTATGGTCTCGATGAAGTCCAAAAAAGTGAAACTATCTACATCACGGAAGGTCCCTTCGATTCAACTTTCATTCGCAACGCGATTGCTCTTTGTGGAGCTGACGGTGATGTTAGTAAGTGGGGTATTGGCGATTGTGTGTGGATCTATGATAACGAACCACGTAATGCAGAAATCCACCGCAGAATCGAACAGTGTATTAGTAGAGGAGATAAGGTCGTAATTTGGCCTTCAAATATAAAAGAAAAGGACATTAATGATATGGTTATATCTGGACTGGATGCGCAGTCTGTGATAGAATTGAATACTTACTCCGGATTAGAAGCAAAACTAAAATTCACCACTTGGAAGAAAATATGAGCAACGGAACAAAAGTTAAAAAGCGCGATGGTCGAATTGAGTCTCTTGACTTGGATAAGATGCATCTGATGGTTGAAGAGGCATGTAAGGGTCTTGCGGGCGTTTCTGCAAGTCAAGTTGAAATGACATCTGGTATTCAATTTTATGATGGGATTACTACGTCAGAGATTCAAGAAATTCTGATTCGTTCTGCTTCGGATTTGATTGATCTAGACCATCCAAACTATCAATATGTTGCCGCAAGGTTACTTCTGTTTGCTGTTCGTAAGCAACTTTACGGTAAGATGAAAGAACTTCCATCTCTTGAGCAGCACATCTATAACTGCGTAAATCAGGAGGTATACGATAATGATATCTTTAACAAGTATTCTAAAGAAGAGATTGAACGCGCTGATGGTCATATTGATCATGATCGTGACTATCTCTTCACTTATGCAGGTTTACGTCAAGTCGTTGATAAGTACCTCGTGCAAGATAGAAGCGGTGGTGGAGTATATGAAACTCCACAGTTTATGTACATGATGATTGCTCTGACTATCTTCGCAGAGTATCCAAAAGAAACCCGTATGTCATATGTCAAGAGGTATTATGACGCAATCTCAAAGCACAAAATCAACATCCCCACACCAATCATGGCGGGAGTGCGAACTCCGCTTAGACAATTTGCTAGCTGTGTCCTTGTTGACGTTGATGACACCCTCGATAGTATCTTTAGTTCTGATATGGCTATTGGCCGATACGTTGCACAGAGGGCGGGCATCGGTATCAACGCAGGTCGCATCCGTGGCATCAACAGCAAGATACGAGGTGGCGAGGTTCAGCACACGGGTGTTGTACCGTTCCTCAAGAAGTTTGAAGCGACTGTCCGATGCTGTACTCAAAATGGCATACGAGGTGGATCAGCTACGGTACACTTCCCAATCTGGCACCAAGAGATAGAAGATATCCTAGTGCTTAAAAATAATAAAGGTACGGAGGATAATCGTGTTCGCAAACTTGATTATAGCATTCAAATCAGCAAACTCTTCTATGAGAGATTCATTCAAGATGGTGAGATCACGCTTTTCTCCCCGCACGATGTCCCTGGACTTTATGATCGCTTCGGATTCTCTGATTTTGATGATCTCTACGTTTCGTATGAGAAAGATCCGACCATTAAGAAAAAAACTGTTAAGGCGCAAGAACTCATTCTCAACCTTCTTAAGGAAAGGGCTGAGACGGGTCGTGTCTACATTATGAATATCGATCATTGCAATTCACACTCATCTTTCAAAGACAAAGTTAATATGAGTAATCTTTGTCAGGAAATTACTTTGCCAACAGATCCGATTCAGCATATTGATGATAATCATGGTGAGATTGCCCTTTGCATTCTTTCTGCCATCAATGTAGGTAAAGTAAAATCCGATGAAGAACTTGAAGAACTTTGTGATCTTTCTGTTCGCGGTTTGGATGAATTGATTGACTATCAAAAATACCCCGTTGTAGCGGCAGAAATCGCCACTAAGGCACGTCGTTCTCTTGGCATAGGGTTTATTGGTTTGGCTCACTATTTGGCAAAACTTGGATATAATTATTCCTCTCAGGAGGCATGGGATGCTGTCCATGGACTTTCCGAAAGTTTCCAGTACTACCTTCTAAAGGCATCTAATCAACTTGCCAAAGAAAGGGGACACTGTGAGTATTTTGGCCGTACCAAGTATGCTGACGGTATTCTACCTATTGATACATATAAAAAGGACGTAGACGAAATCTCATCCAGTAATCTTCAGCATGATTGGGAATCTCTCAGGACATCTATCTTGGAACATGGTCTCAGGCACTCAACATTGTCCGCACAGATGCCATCGGAGAGCAGTTCCGTTGTGTCAAACGCAACCAATGGGATCGAACCTCCTAGAGATTACTTGTCCGTTAAGAAATCGAAGAAGGGACCTCTTAAGCAAATTGTCCCTCAGTATCATACCCTTAAGAACAATTATACGTTGCTTTGGGATATGCCTAGCAATACTGGTTATATCAATATTGTTGCTGTTATGCAAAAATTCTTTGATCAGGCAATCTCAGGTAACTGGTCGTATAATCCAGAGAATTATGAAAATAATGAAGTTCCTACTTCAGTAATGGCAAATGATTTTCTGACTACATACAAGTACGGGTGGAAGACTTCGTATTACCAAAATACCTATGATATCAAAACCGATGAGGTAGTAGAAGAGAAACCCAATCTTCAAGATTTGTTAAGTGAGTTAAGTTCAGTAGAGGAGGGAGAGTGTGAATCCTGTGCAGTTTAAAATTTCTTCTATAGAAGAACCGCAAATGAACATTAAAGGAATGACCGTATTCAATACGGAAAAAGTGGATACCAAAAAACAACCTATGTTCTTTGGTAAACCACTTGGAGTTCAAAGATATGATTCTTACAAATACCCTATTTTCGACAAATTAACAACTCAACAACTTGGATATTTTTGGAGACCTGAAGAAGTGTCTCTCCAGAAAGATCGCGGAGATTATCAAACATTACGTCCGGAGCAAAAGCATATCTATACTTCCAATCTGAAGTATCAAATTATGTTGGATTCTATTCAGGGTCGTGGTCCTGGCATGGCATTCATTCCATACTGCTCTCTACCAGAACTGGAGGCATGTATGGAAGTGTGGGGATTTATGGAGATGATCCATAGTCGTTCATACACCTACATCATCAAAAATGTTTATTCAGACCCTAGTGAGGTGTTTGATAAGATTGTGACCGATGAACGTATTCTGGAACGTGCCAAGAGCGTTACAGAGTCATATGATGACTTTATTCAATCGTCCCAACAGTATGGTGTATCTGATGCTTGGATGCACAATCTTGGAGGAGTATCATACACAAAGGAAACACTCAATGACGTTAAAAGAAAACTCTATAGAGCAATCGCAAACGTTAATATTCTTGAAGGTATTCGCTTCTACGTTAGTTTTGCTTGTTCTTTCGCTTTTGGTGAACTTAAGCTTATGGAAGGATCAGCTAAGATTATCTCTCTTATCGCAAGAGACGAAAATCAACACTTAGCAATCACCCAGAATATTCTGAATAAGTGGAGAGATGGTGATGATCTAGAAATGAAGCAAATCATGAAAGAAGAGGAGGAGTGGACATATGCTATGTTCGATCGTGCTGTAAATGAAGAAAAGCGTTGGGCAGACTATCTGTTCAAAGATGGCAGTATGATTGGACTTAATGATAAACTTCTTCAGCAATATGTTGAATGGATTGCAAATCGTAGACTTAAGGCAATTGGTCTAAAACCACAATACGATATTTCGGCAAATAATAATCCTCTTCCTTGGACTCAGCACTGGATTAACTCCAAATCAGTCCAAATCGCACCCCAGGAAACGGAAATCACAAGTTATTTGATTGGTGGTATTAAACAAGATATGAAAAAGGATGAGTTTTCTGGATTTAAACTTTGACTTATTCAACAAACTGAACTATAATATTATATAAATAGTTGTAGAGTTCAGTTTGCTAAAATGTATTATGTATATGAATTAATAGACCCGAGAGTTAATCTTCCTTTCTATGTTGGAAAGGGGAAAGACAAACGGGTCTATTTTCATTTGTCTGAAAAATCAAGGGCAAAAAGTGAAAACAAGAGAAAATATAACAAGATACAAAAAATAAGAGAAGATGGATATGAACCAGAAATAAAAATAGTAAAATATTTTGAAAATGAGAACGATGCTTATGATTACGAGGAACTATTAATTGAAAAATATGGAAGAATAAGATATGATGAAAATGGAATATTAACAAATATTTGTGAGAGTTCCAGACCGCCTAAGCACAAAGGAAAAACATATCAAGAAATATATGGAGATAAGTGGGAAGAACAAATCCAAAAAAGAATGAAAACAAAAGAAGAGAGGGGAAACTATGGTGGAGTAAGAAAACATACGGAAGAAACTAAAAAGAAGATAAGTCAAAAAGTCTCAGGGAAAAATAATCCAAACTATGGAAATCATCATAGTCAGGAAACTTTAAGTAAGATGAGCAAATCTTTAAAAGAAACTTATGAGAATGGTAGAAAGAATAATACCGCGAAAAAATTTATTTTAACTTCTCCTGATGGTGAAAAGTTTGAAGTTTATGGAGAACTGAAAAAGTTTTGTAAGTTAAAAAATATTTCATATGCGACTATGAGTGCTGCTATTTTGTATAATAGGACTGGACCAAGAAAAAATGGTTGGAGCATCAAGGAACTTATAAATAACTAAAAAGTATTTGTAAAATGGACGCACAAGAACTTCGCAACCTCCAAGAAGCATATTTGGATGTTGTTATGAATGAGAAGATTGAGGACGAAAATACACCGTTAAGGCAGCAAAGTCATAGTTCAAGTTTTTATGGTAAAGATTGGAAAAGAAAATATAGAAAAAGATTAAATGGTGGGGGACATAGGATGAGTAAAACTGAAAGAAATAGTAATAATAATAATTATTCTTACATAGTGGATACGGGTAAGTTTAAAAAGATTAGAAAAGAACAAGTAGACCTCTACGACATCATTCTTTCACACCTTCTTGATGAAGGATATGCTGAAACACCAGAAGCAGCAGAAGCGATTATGGTGAATATGAGTGAAGAGTGGAGAGATAGTATTATTAATCTGTAACAATATAAAAAAACTTTATAGATAAGGGAGAGCAATCTCCCTTTTTTAATGGCTAAAAATCAAATTACGAAAGAAGAACTCAAGGTTCGTGTATTAAAATTAAAAGACAAACTTTATAAAGATCATATCCGACATGATATGGGCATGAAAGGGCTTGCTCATAAATATCTCAACGAAGTCCTTGATATAATTGATGAGTACAGATATTGACTATGAAAACCCTTGGACATACAATGGAAAAGTATTTGGTTCAAGTGATATTCAAGATTATTTTGGTTTTGTATATCATATACATTGCGATAAAACTGGTCGCAGTTATATTGGTAGAAAATATTTCTGGAGTTTCCGCACACCAAAGGGCAAATCTAGAAAAGTTAAATCAGAGTCAGATTGGAAAAAATACTACGGATCATGTCCAGAACTCAAAGAGGATGTAGACAAATATGGTAGGGAGAATTTTACGCGCACTATTTTATCATTACATAAAACAAAGGGCAAAACAAACTTCGAAGAAACCAGACAACTCTTCTTTAACAACGTCCTCACAGAAGGACTTGACAACGGAACCCCGAGGTACTACAATAGCAACATCCTCAACAGGTACTTCCGAAAAGATTATTATGACCGCAACGACTGAAGACATTGTTGCTCATGTGAGAACATGGTCTCTCGACCGCGCAGCAGATAAAAGTATCTCTAAAGAGGATGCCCGCGCAATTCTTGCTGAGTTTTACGAGTGGATTGATCCTGAAGATGATGAACTAGAAATTGTTTCCTTAGAACCAGAGGATTGACAAATAATAAATAAAAACTTATAATGTTAAGATTCACAACAATGTGGATCTTTTTTATTATGAGACTTTGAGTGACATTTAGAGCCGTGGAGATTGCCTTTTGAGAAAAAGGTCTACCCCTTTCTCTATACGGATGTAGAGTTCAATTTAATTTAGTGCAAAATTTCTTTACTGTAGCCCTGCCCCTTCTGGCAACGGTTACAACCAGTACGGCATCACTGCCATTCGTCAACTACAAGATGCAAGGACCTCCACCACCAGTGGAACCAACAACCAAACCATTTGCTATTGTCAAAGAGTTTGATCTTGTGGATGAAAAGAAGACAGCAATCCGAGAGGTTGCATCACCAAAGCCAAAAGAGAAAAGGCTAATTTGTAAAGGGTGTAATGACCATGAGAATGCTACCCTGGCATTTTTCCAGGATCGTGGTATTAAAGACAGGAACGCCCTTGCTACCATCATGGGTAACATTCGTCAGGAATCAACTTTTATTCCTAACATTTGTGAAGGTGGTAGTAGAACCAGTTGGAGTAACTGCGGACGTGGTTACGGACTGATTCAATGGACATCTGCCGATCGTTATTATGGATTGGGTGATTTTGCTAAGAGGTATGGTGGTTCTCCATCAGCACTTCCAACGCAACTTCGTTATCTAATGACTGAAGTTCAATGGAAACGAATTGAAGACAGGATGAAAACTCCTGGTAAGTCTATCAATCGTTACATGGACTATGCGTATAGTTGGATTGGTTGGGGGCATCATGGTGCCCGCACTTCGTATGCCCATGAGTATGCTTCTAAACTGATCAAGGTAGAAGTTTGATACAATAGAATATAAAACTGAATAATAAATAGAGGGGAGCGGTTGCTACTCCTCTTTTTTTATGTTCAATTTTAACTTCGGAAAGAAGAAACCAGATAGGAAGCAGATAATCCTTATAAGCGTCATACTCAGTGGTATTGTAGCAACCCTCTCCCAATGCACAGGAGCGCCCCAGGAGCGCCTCTGGGACCTCCTAGACGAGGTTCAGAGGGTTCTGTTCCCAGGCACCATAATCAACGATGTGCTGCTCCAGGATCCAGGCGTCGTGGAGAGGAGAGTCCATAGAGATGTGGACAGAGCAATTGCAGAGTATGAACGCTTGACAGGGGACTCTGAACCATCTAGAATACCTTTGCCACGGTTGATGGAGAAAGCTCTAGATACTTCTAAGTGTTATACTGAAGAGTGTAAGAAACTTGGAGGAGAAATGAGACTCTGTGCTCCATGGGTTGACAGTTGTAAGGAAGAGGATATAAAATAGATTATGCCGTGGTTCAAGACTTGAGATAAGATCCAGTGGGGCACTTATCAAAGAGGATTGATTTAGATTCACAACCACACGTCACCCACTTGACAATCAAATCCTGAACTGGTATGATTGTCTCATGAGTTTTGAAGGTCCAAACTTCATGTAAATCTCACCCCTCCCATGCCTATCAACGATGCACAAACAGGGAGGACTCTTGGGCTAGTAACTCAGTGGAATAGAGTAACGCTCTTCTAAAGCGTGAGTCGTAGGTTCGAATCCTACCTAGCCCGTTGACTTTTTTAAATAAAAGTCTCATAAATAAACACACTTAGGTCGAAAACAATGTCTTTCCAAATCACCATCAAACAGTTTAGTATTCTTGATTGCCGCTATTGGCATATTGAGGGTTCTCCCCTGTTTGCGGATATGGAAAGACATATGTAAGATGTAATCCATAAAAGCAAAAATACAGGGGAGAGAAACTAAAAGTTTCCTCCCTTTTTTTATTGCTTGTGACACTTCCCTAAGCGACCACCAATCTCCCCCCAGAGTCCAAAAGGTGGTATTCTTAAAGGGTGGTTGAGAGACCACCAGCACATCGACAACTCAATATTTACCATATTATCGGGACATTAACTCAGCGGTAGAGTATTCGGCTTTTAACCGATTAGTCCTCGGTTCGAATCCGAGATGTCCCACCTTGACTCTATAGTGAAGCGGTTATCACGCTACCCTGTCACGGTAGTATCACGGGTTCAAATCCCGTTAGAGTCGTTGCTACGCTGCCGATGGAGTGTCCCTCCTTGGCGGTTGTAGTACGTCATCCTGAATGTTGCCAGTTAGGTAAGGAATGACGTAGCGAGAAACTGGAAGCGGGGAGGAAGTGGAAGCCGTTGATTTTAAATCAACTTAGAGGTGCATTTGCTTCTTCCTCATCAAGTTCCTATCGACTAGCGGTTAGGTCACCACCCTTTCAAGGTGGCAGCACGGGTTCGAATCCCGTTAGGAATACTATGGAAACATAGCTTAGTTGGTAAAGCATTCGACTGATAATCGAAAGACCACTGGTTCGAGTCCAGTTGTTTCCATTGGAAGTGTGGCTGAGAGGTCTAAAGCAGCGGTTTGCTAAACCGCCGAAGGAGTTAATCCTTCCGTTGGTTCGAATCCAACCACTTCCGTGTGTCGTTAGCCTAGTGGTTAAGGCAGTAGTTTGTGGAACTACCTAGATGAGTTCAATTCTCATACGACACCCCGCCCTTATAGCTCAGTGGTAGAGCAACTCACTAGTAATGAGTAGGTCGTTGGTTCAAATCCGACTGAGGGCTTCTGAGGTCGCCAAGTGGTAAGGCAGCGGGTTTTGGTCCCGCCATTCGTGGGTTCGAATCCTACCCTCAGAACTTGTCCTTTTAGCTCAGTGGAGTAGAGCAGTAGGCTACGAACCTATGTGTCGGGAGTTCGAATCTCTCAAAGGACGCTTGACAAATTCTTTGGAATTTGTTACTATATACATTGATAGAGGGTAAGTCACTGTTATATCCTTATGAGGTATATCACACTTACTCCATCAAACGTAGGAAGTGCAACCCCTCTCTCTGGTCATAGTATTCTGTGTCTAGATGAAGGAAAAGGTGATTCTGTCTGCACATAGAGATCCCTCCTACCACCAAGTCGTTGTGGCGGAATTGGTAGACGCGCTGGGTTTAGGTTCCAGTAGAGTAATCTGTGAAGGTTCAAGTCCTTTCAGCGACACTTGACAATCAAACTAAAATAGTTTATGATTGTCTTATATCAAAAGGTATGATGTAATAAATAAATATATCATACCTTAAGATTATGCCATATAAAAACAAAGAGGAC